TTAAACTGCATGTCAGCAAATGGTTCAACGAAGAAGTCCCAGCAGGTTTCTTAATAAACTGCCGTTAGACGTCCCCGCATCTTCTGTGGGGGTGCTCGTAACTCCTATTGGAGTTCCTAACTTTAAACGAGCATAGGTTTGTTTGTTTGTTTTTATTGGCCGCGAGCGAGCAAAGCTTCTAGCCGCTAAGCCTTTTATGAATATCTACATTATATCTAAGACATATTTTTTCATTTCAGTCTTCCTATACATTGCGTATGTTTGGAAAACTGGTTGTTGTGAATCATCAAGATACTTTGCCGCTTCTCTGAATTTCGGCATGTATTCATCAAATACGGACTTGGGGTGGTGCGACAATTCGTACGCAGCCATCTCCATAGTGTCCTTACATAGTTCGTGATGATTCGTTTTTCCGCGAACCCATTGCGCCATCTCCAAAACAGTATCAAGAGAAAGAGGAGCACAGTAACGCCGCTGGGTCTCATCCCACCTGAAAGTTCGTTTCAAAAAAGAAACATCCTCAAGGGAACGAAACTCAGTCACGTCACTACGCTTCTCCTCATCAGTGTACTTGAGTCCGAGTTGAGCATAGGCCCATGTTAAGTTCTGCATGTTATACCATTCCATAATCGAGTGATGAACGGCCTTCACGTTATCATCTCCGTAATTGTTTTCAACAATGTAGTCTTGATAAGACTTCATATTACAATGTTCAGGAGCGAAACGATCGGCCAAAATTAAATAAGCAATTACCGAATATTTTGTATTTACATCAGAATTGAGATTTACAGTCATGATATTACCAGAGGGTTGAGATTGAATCCACGCAGTGAGTTCGTCTCTAGTAAGATGAATTGAAAACATGATGTTTGAAAAGCAAACTCGCCGAACGCGACAGTCTTCTTCATATTTCTTTTCTTCCTCTTCAGTGAAGTCATTTCTTCGATAAAATTCGTTGATATCCTCCACCTCAGAAGCAAGTACGGTAGAACCTAAAGTCCCATCATAATTAGAGAAATCTCCGGCTAAAATGTTTTTCTTTCCGAAGCGACTGAGACGTTTTGCGAGCTGGGTCCATTCCATAGAGTAAGCATTAATTCCAACACAAGAATCGTGTATAATTTTATTCTTATTTCTGAAAGCAGTGTACCCACCAAAGTACATCCGCATTACCAAGTTGAAAGCCATTGGCCCAGTCTCAAAGAGTCTGGGCTTCTTTGCCTTTTCCAAGGTTCTGCGTTCGTCCTTAAGGGTATCTACGAAAATGACTTCTGTCCTCCTTCCTTGCTTAGCTTCAGATATGATATGTTCCATATCTTTCGCGAGCTCAGGATTATTGAAATCATAATGTTCATCTTCTCCGAGCCAGTGTCGCTTACCACCTACTTTCTTCTGGAGAACGTAGGGATATCCAGGTGAAGTTTTCCGGTTAATAGGTTCGACATAGGGGTCACCAATAATTCCTTGGATCGCCTCTTCTTTGGTAAAAAGTCGACGGTATTCATCCCCGCCTTTGGAGTTCCTATCGCGCACATATTGCTCCGAAGCTTCCAAAAAGACCTGCGGCACCGCTACTGGAGTCACATTGGCCTTCTGAATTGCCTGGTACATAGTATCGACGAAAACGCCATTCTCATCACGGTAACCGCCTACCAAAGCTTGTGTCGTTTTATTTACAGTGATACTCTCACCTATTGGTGAAGGTGAGATCTCGG